AATCGTCTGCACGGGCTGGAGATCGAGAAACTTTATAATCTCCAACAACGCAGTTACCCGTGAATACATTGTACCATTATTTATCTGTCATCGCTTCCTCATTTATTATCCCCGTTAGCCTCTCCAAACACCACCGCTTCATCTTGTACAGCTTACTCGTCGAGCAGTCGAAGAGCACGGCCAGCCGCCGTACCGGAAGCGTCCGAAACTTCATCCGGCCCCACTCGAACTCGAGCCACGCACTCATCGTGTTGGCGGGCTCGAAGTCGTGGTTGATATAGCAGTGGAACAGGATCGTGCGGCACTCTCGCGGGAGCTGATTGTACCAGCGATCGAAGAATTTGATAAACAAACCCGCGCGCACCTGATCGTTCAGGCACGCGAGCTCGTTCGGGTGCCCGCTCAGGTACCAGTCGATTTCGCCGGAAGGCAGAATCACGAGATGCACGCGGCAGCCAAGATAACGTTGCACGTTTGCTTTGTAACTCTGCAGCATCCGCACAACGTCCGCGTTCGTGACGCGGCTATTTTTGAGAGTGATATCGCGCATTGGACTCTGCGATAAGATCGGCCTTCCGTTTGCCGATCATCGCTTCAAGTTCGGATATGCGTGTAACAATTGCCTCGAGTTCGGATATTTTTGCGACATCGCCTTGTATCGCTTCCACTTTGCAGAGCCTGAGCCGGGACGTCATCCGCGATATTGTTTCGATGTTTCTTCTTGTGTTGTACAGCTCTAACTCTATCATTTGGTATGCCGTGAATATGTTTCGGAATTCTTGCTCGCCCAGGTTTCTAAGCTCCATCTTGACCCCTCCATGCTTTATAGGTTATCGGGAATGCGCCGGCGAATTCCAACTCCATCCGCTTGGCGATATCCCGTATCTCTTGCTCCGCGCGACTGCTTAATCGCTCATCCAAGAAGTGCATCAGTTCCCGGAGATTCACAAGCCAGTAGAACTCGGTAAGGATGCTCATCGGTAGAATTCGCCGAGCAATCTCGCGGGGAATCTTTAGCTCGTCGGTTTGAAACGCGTAATCCCGTAGCGCATAATCAATATGCGTTTGTTCGTAGCCTGCCGAAAGTTTGTCGAGATCGGCGTTCTCACTCTCGATTGGATCCACCCGCCGGGTTGAGCGCGTGATTCTCGACGCGTGCCGGTATTGCAGGAATTGCGAGTGACAGAGCCGCGAGCAACGAATATAGAACCACATGCTCGCGAACTCAAACGGCGTGCCTTCTTTGTTCGCGATCAACCCGTTTATGATCGGTTTGACGCGTTCGCTCTCGACGTGCTTCGCCCCGTAACTGATTCTGGCCGCCAACGCGATCGATCCGTCTGATCCGTAGCGGTTGATAACTCTCACGATGTTTCGTTCGCTCATCTTATACCCTCCCCAGCATCGTATCCAATACGTATCGCGACCACGATTCGAGTGGCATCTTGTCTAATTCCTCGATCGTGTACCAATTCCACTCGGGTATCTCGTTCGACGGTTTGAGTTCGCCTGCCCACTTCGTGCAAAACGACGCCACACCGAGATGAACGCGATCAACAGCGGTTTCGTGCAGCATAATGCTGATTCGGTATTGGAGATGTACCGGTGTTACGCCAATCTCTTCGAACATCTCGCGCCGTCTCGCGTTGTCTACCGCAGGCCAGCCGTATCCGTCGTTCTCTTCTACGTGCCCGCCGATCCCGATGGTGAGTTGATCGTGCAACCGGCTTTCGCTGCTCGTCTTCTGCCGTTTGTAAGCAAGTATCTTGCCGTTGTCGCCTCTCGTGCGGTCGAACAGCACCGTATATGGTATCAGTTGCCGGTACGCGTAGTTCGTCTCGACAATGCTCCGTTCGAGGTAGACACCGCGGGCGTTTACGTATTCCACCACGTCATCGATGTCGCTGATCGCTGGAACGCATAGTATCTTCGCCATCTCACACCTCCGTGGATCGGATCGGCATTATGTAATGCGAGGCGTTGCCATCTTCCAATCGCATAATATCCGCGGGCGTGCCAAGCTGTATCGTCAGGTCGCCACCTTTAACGTGTTGCGCGGATTCCAGGAAGTAGTCTGGGTTATATGCGATTTTCAACGCCGGCCCTTCAAACGCGCACGGGACGGATACGTTCATTGCGCCTTTGCCGGTAGAACGCGCGGTGAACACGAGTTCTTTGTTTGCTACACTCATCAACACGCTTTCCTTTGCCTCAGCGGTAACCACGCGGGCGAACTTGACAGTCTTTATCAGCGCGTCACGGTCTACGGTTACGGTTGTTTTGTGCATTGCGCCAATCACGCGCCGATAATCTGGATATTGGAGATCGAGCTTGCGGATGATAACCTTGGTGTCCGGAGATTCTATCCCGAACGAGGTGATATTATTGTATAACCTCACGAGCGCCGGATAGCGCTTCAGGAATGAGAGGAATATTTTCGCCCCGCCAAGTGGTATCGTGAACGCCTCGATGTCCGGGATTGGTTGCGCGGTGTCGATTGTCGCAAGCCTGAACCCGTCCGCCGTGACGAACCGGAGATGGCCGCCAACGCTTTCGAAGTGTAGCCCGTTCAACGCGCGCATCATTGGATCGGCGGCTATCGCATAGATAACGCGGTCAATCTCGCTTGAGAGTGTCGGGATGAGTTCGATCGGTTCAGCCGTTGAATCGAATATCAGCGCCGGAAAGTCTTCTGGGTCGAGCATTGGGATGTTTGCGACTCCGCCGTTGCTGTACACGTCAAGCGTCGCTTCGTTTTCTTGCTTGATGTTCAGCTGAGCGCTCGGCGCGTTTTTGGCGATCTCAAAGAGCGTCTTGGCGTCCACGGCGGTCTTTCCAGACGATTGCGCGCTCGCCCCTTCGAGTTTGATCCGTATCGATGTTTCCATATCCGTTGCGTACAGGTATACGGCATCACTGCATTCGATCAGCACGCTTGATAGGATCGGCTTAATCGCCTTTGCCGGCGCAACGGATACAATGTTCGTCATCGCATTTTCGAGAGTTTTCTTGTCAACTGTAAATTCCATAGTCCCCTCCAATGTAGTTTTCGATTTTAAGGCTGTTTTTAGCCCCTACGGGCGACGTTCGGGTTGAGTTGCGAGTGTTTTGTCACGGCGGATTTTATCGCGCGTTTTGGGGCCGTTTAACGCGTTTTGCTCTTCGTCGTCCCCAGATGCCCGGAGCAACGCTGCGATGATCATCCCAATCGGCGCGCCGATGAATATGCCGATGAGTATGCCGGCGAGCATTAGAACGGGACCTCGTCTTCGCCGGATAGTATTGGCGGGACAAGCGGCTCTTCGTCGAACGTCTCGGACTTGGTTTGCTCACGGTCTCGCGTGGATCGGGGCAAGAACTCGAACCGATCCATGATCACGTCGGTCGAGTTGCGTTTTGTCCCGTCTTGCGCCTCGTAGGTGTTGGTGCGGATGTGACCCTCGACGATGAGGCCGGTTCCCTTGGCGAAGTAGGTGCTGACCGTGTCGCATACCTTCCCGAACGCGACCACACGGAGCCAATCGGTTCCGGGGTTATCATTGTTCTTGGTTTTTGGCCGGCTTACACCGAGCGAGAAGTTCGCGACGGGATCCCCACTCGGTAGATATTTAATTTCCGGATCGCGGCCGATGTAGCCGCTGACGATTAGCTTGTTCATTTGATCTCCCTCCCGTACGCAAGTACGTTCACGGTTGTGTGCTTTCTGCCGGTGATCTCAGCTTTCGCGACCATCGGCAGCGCCCATTTGTCGTTTTCAAACAGGATCCCTTGCAGCGCGTCTATCAGTATCTTGAGCATATTGTTTGGATCCGCGAATCGGCGATTGGCGAACTCAAATCCGATCACGAGATAGAAGAACTTCCCGGCCGGAATTATCTTGTATCGCGCTTTCTTTGCCGCTTGTTTGGCTATCAGTTGCGCCATTTCAACGAATGCCCGCGCCTCCGCGTCGAGGTATAGCCGCCCGTTGCGGGAACGTTTGAAGTAGTGGTTCACGGAGGGCGGCAGATCGGGGATTTCAATGATCATGATTGCCCTCCAACTCTTTAAGCGCTTTCTTACCAGTGAGTTGTGCCATGAGGTTGTTCACGAACGCCTTAGCAATCGGATTGTCGGACGCGGCCGCGATCTTCTCTCGTTGCGTAAAGCTGCCGTATATCCTCAAAAAATGAGCGCGCGTTGCCATCAGCGTGTTCTCCTTGAGATCACATAATGTTTCCCAACCTATGGAGTTCTTAGCCGCTTCGAGCTTCCAATCGTCGTACTCGGGTTCGGCATAATAGCCGAGGTGAGAGATATCGCGATACACGATAGTCCACGCCTCCTCGGCGGTGAGTTGCGGATTTTGGGCCTCGCGCATTGTTCTCACCCGATCCCAAAGGTCAGCAGGCATTGGCGCGAACTTCCCGGTCTTGACGTAATCGTTCACGGCCGCTCTGAGCTCGTCGTCCTCCATATCTTGAAGCGCCGAATACCACGCTTTGGTTTTAATTGTATCTCCGAGCGTTGCATCGATTTTGTCGTAATACGTGCCGAGTATCGCCATCGCTTCGCCGAA